CTTTTTGCCTGGATAGCTCTCCAGCCCGGCCCGGCCTGGTATCGGCTTCCACTTTAGCCCCAGCTTCCAGCATACGTAAGGCAAGCTCACCTGGTCCCTCAGGCTTCGTTGCCGTATCTCGGCCCACCATGCCTCATTCAACTCGGCCATTTCGGGCGTGTTGCGCCGGATGACACATTTCGTCTCTGGCAGGCTCCAGCGGGTAGGCATCCCCGCGTCCCTGTACGCGGCGACCTGCGCCTGCAAGCGGCCTTTGTTGCCCTTGCCCCTGCGGATGCAGAATGCGGCTTCCTCATACAAGCACCGCCGGTCCGGGTGATCGAACGTGGCAAAGTCTGCCTCACCCAGCCAGCGCCTCACCGCCCACTTGACCGGCACCATCAGCCTCACGTTGCCGTCCAGCCACACCGTCACGTCAGCGTCCGGCAGGTACTCGTGTACCATCGTCTTGCAGTGCCGCGCCTGCTTGCGGTGGCCGAATCGCGGTTTGATGACTCTCACGTCCCACGCCTGCCTGAGCGGGCGCATCCCACCCGAACCGTCCAGCATCTCCGGCCAGTCCTCGGTCAGTTGGTGCGTCCATAGTCCTCTATTTGTCCTTGCCCTGTCAGTGAAGCATACATGCTCAACGTCCAGCGCCGCCGGAAACGGCGACCAGAGCGGGTCGATGACGCCAAAGATGGCGGTGTAAACCACGATCTTCACTGCAATTTCGCCAGCAGGTAGGAGATGATAGCCACCGCCATGAAATAGGTGGCGACTCCCCACCTGGCGTCATTTGAGCCGACCGCGATCACGGTGACGCTGGCCGCCACTGCTGCCAGGGAAGCGCCCAGCAAGATTTTCCTGAACGCCTGTTCATGGTCGCCCATTGCTACCCCTCTTCCTCGGCTTGCCACTCACCGCCCGCGAAACGCTTGATGGAGACGGGCCTTGGCCCCGGATTCTGCCTGATCATGGCCTGGGCGTAGAGATACTTTTCTGACGGCTTGCCATCGGTCACCATAGCGATGCTTACACCACCAATAGGCTTCCATCCTTGTGCAATGAGTTTGTTGACAGCCTCGTCCAATGCAAAAACATTGGATGCTGCTATTGCCTTATACTCCATCACTTCTTGCGCCCCCGCCTGTACAATGCCTGATCGTGCTTTTTCCATTTGCTCTGGAGTTTGCTACCGTGCCGTTTGTGCTTTAGAAACACGTCCCTACACCAGACCACCTTCCAGCCGTGCTTCCTGATCCGGTCGCAATAATGACTGTCGCTGGCGTAATGGATGAATCGCTCGTCCAGCAGGCCCAGCTTGTCGATGGTCTTGCGCTTGATAAGAACGCACCAAAACGGCAGGTGCCTCACGGCCTGCAAGCCCCTCATACCCAGCTTGCCGCCTCTCATCGGGCTGGTGTTGCTGCCGCCGCTCGGACCGATGCAGGCGAACTTGCCGTTGCTGTACAGCGCCCGCTGCAATGTCGCTAGCCATCCCTGCTGAAACCAAAGCACGTCATCGTTCAAGAGGCAAATGTCGGTATCTGGCCCGGCCCGCTTGATGCCACGGTTGCAGGTGCGGGTAAAGCCGGTCCGCTCCGGGTCATGCGACACGATCAACGTCGCTTCGCACTGGCCCGCGTTCGCCAGCGCCATCGCGCCCGTCGATTCGCCGCGTTTTTTGTCCAACGTTGGTATGATGATTGCGATGTCTCTCACTTGACCCTACACGCGCCGAACCGATGCGCCACGACCGCGCCGCCATTGAACGGCCTGCCCAGCAGGAACAGCTTGACCGGCCTGACCTCCAGCGCCCGCAACAATGCGCCCTGATCCTTGTCTTTGTATCGCTCCCATTGCCTGCGCCATTCATCGAACAGCCGCCCTACCCGCTCGCACTTGCGAAACCACATCACGCCGGTGTTGAGTTGCAGCGGGTCGACCGTCTCGGTCAACGTCTCGTATCGTTCCTTCTGGCACAGGTGGCCCAGCGCCTCTTCGGCCTGCGGCCCGCTGGCGATCATGACCAGTTCCCAACCTGCAGCCAGCAGGTCAAAGCCTATGTCCAATTTGCCGTAAACTCGCGTATCAGCGTCCAGAAAAAGTGTATCGTCAAACGGGCTGAACTGGTCAAGCCTCACCTTTGCCCACCTGCCGGGCGCTTTGTCATTGTCGTCTGGTACCTTGATGAACTTTGCGCCCTGCAATCGTTTCTCTCCCACAACCAGCACCGGCCAGGCGGGATGATAGCGCTTCAGCGACAGAATGGACCGTTCAGCCTCGTAGATGGCTGCCGGGCCATAGGCGACATACAGAACACCACGCTTCACCTGATGCCTACCCAACCGGCGGGCAGCGTACACAGCAGCACCGGCACTTTGTACAGCACCCTTAGAAATGCGTGGCGCTCGTCTGCCCCGGCCTCAACTGCCGCCCACCACTCGCGTAGCAATCTTTTCACCGCGCTTGTATTGCGGACCCACAGCGCGGCGGTGTTGTAGACCGGCACGCGCAGGTCACCCACCACGCGCTTGGTCTTTTGCCGCTCGTCCTCCGGCCCGTAATGCAACGCCATCGAATTCTTGCCCTGCAACATGGCCGCCACTTCCCAGGCGTCGTATTCTGGCCTGGTCTTCTCGACGCGGCTGAAGCCGACCAGCGCCTGCTCCGGCGACAGGACGATCTGAGATGGATTCCAGATCAGGTTGCGCTTTTGGGGCAACTTGCCGTCCCACTCCGCCGCCTCAAGCTGCCAATAGCTGGAGGTGATGGCCTTGGCCTGACCGATCTTGCCGCGCACGATCAGGCAACAGTCGCTCAGGTCGCCGGCGATGGCCTGCGCGTTATCTAACCCTGGTATCGTGGCTGACCCTTCGGCCAACCACCGCTGCGCCACCTGGCGGCTCACGTCCACCCAGTCGCCGGGGTAATGTGGCTTCAATTGGCCCATGACGCTGATGTACTGCGTCGATAACAACTTGACCTGCATGTTTGGCAGGGTAGGGAGCTGCTAAACTCCCTACCCTAACCCTCCTCAGTCGACTATCTCTGCGATATTGGTCACGCTGACCGGCGCATACCTGGTCACTCGACCGTACAGCTTCAAGTCGTAGGTATAGGTATTGACCGCAACGGTCACTTCGGCGTTGACCCAGACATAGTCGTTGTTCACGTCAAGCTCCTCGGTACGTACTTCAACATATACCGTATCGCCTGCGTCTGCCGCCACTAGCTGCGTGATGGCCTTACCGGCCACGTTCTGCGCACCTGTGCCAGCGTTGTCTGTCGCTTCTTCAAAGTCTACGTCGATGGTCGACGCACCGCCCGGCTCACCAGCCGTTAGGATGACTACCAACCGGTGATAGTTTTCCACGTTCACCCAGCCAGTGTTATGCTCGCCCACGGTGCCGTTGGCGGCCTGCGGCGAGATACTAGCCAGGAGTTCATACCCTTCACTGAATCGTTCTGTATAGCTGCTCATTTCATTGGCCTCCTTATGTCGCCACGTCGCCCAAGATCACGAAAGGCGAGATCTGCCAGTTGCCATCGGCCAGGGTCACCGGCTGACTGAGCCACGGCTGGCCGTCAACTCGGTGGACCGCACGCCAGCTCGTCACGTCATCCCTGAACCGGAAGACGTTCGTGGCGTCGATAGTCGTCTGCTGCCGGTCTCCCACGAGGTACATGTCCCAGGACGCCAGCAAGATGTCACCTTGCACGCCCAACCTGGGCAGCTTTTCCGTCCAGAAGATGGGATAACCGAACAGCGTCGCTGGCATACCCTCTCTGGCATTCGGGATGAACACATACGATGGGTTACCCGCTGGCCCGTTCAACTGCGCGATGCTTGGGAAGGCCTCCCTGGTGATATGCCACACCGGGTTGTTCCCCTGGTGGTGGCCGATCATGTTGATGATGTCCACGATGCCGATAGCACCAGCCACGGCACGCGGCTGCACGAAGGTCGCCCCGGCGTTGATGACGCCCAAGGGCTGGCCCGCGCCAGTCCCACGCAAGAACGTCCATTCCTCTTCCCAGGTGATAGCGCCACCAAACAGACGGGTTAGAAGCGCCTGCAAGCCGATGGCAGAGTCCGCCAGTAGCTCGTCGCTGGATTCGGTGTAGCACACCAGCTTGTGAGCTACCAGGTTTATCTGCCTGAAGGCTGGCTCGGTCTCGTCCTTCTCGGTCGCCTCTTCCGTCCAGCTCGCCACGACGCCGCCATACTGCCGGGTCGTGCCCGCTGCCGTTCCGGTCTGGTCCAAGGTCGGCACCTGAAGCTGCCTGCGTCGCATCGGGATGACCGTCGCACGCCCACGGATCGGGTTAGCTTCCCACGCCCACTCCAACAGTTCCGGCCTGTACTCGATAGGCACGAGAAATCCGCCGGACGCGCCGACGTTCTCCACTAGCTGCTTTGTTGCGAACGATGCACGACCAGTCTGCTTTGTCCAGGCCGTTTCCTTCTCGTCGGTCTCGGTTTCGTCCGGGTCACGCTTGCGGGTTTTGAGGCCCGGATGCAGACCGCCAGCCATCACGACTTCGTTGATCTTGTCGGGGCTGTACTTGCGAACTTCACATAGCCAATGGCCCAGCGAAGCAAACCCACTTGGTACCGACATTTGCTGGCTCTTGACTTCCTGCTCCTCGGTCTCAGTCTTCAACTCGGCAGCCGCTGCCTCAAGGGCTTTCATCTCCCTGGCAGCACCGACGAGGTCTGTTGCCTCTTGCAGTTTCGCCTTGGCGGCTTCCCGGTCCTCGGCGGTCGATTCCTCATTCTCAAAGACCGCCACGACCTCATCCTGCAAGACCTTACTCTTTTCGAGCAACTCCTTGCTCTTCGCCATAACTTACCTCCAATGTCTCTGTCTGAAGTCTTAGAACTTTCAATTCGTCCAGTACGTTGGAGGTGGGTGGTGTGTCCGGCCCGGCCTGCTCTTCGTTCTGGTTATCGGTTGCGGCCTCTTTAACCACGATCAGAGGTGCTTCCTCGTCTAACTTGGTGATTTCGATTGGTACATCGACAACCATCGCCTTTGCACCAGTCTTCCACATAGCGTCCCATAGTTCCTTTATTCTGTGAATTTCAACATCAGCCAAGCGCCCTTCCTTTGGTGAGATGACGTAATGTCCCGCTTTTTCCCTATCCCTGATGACAGCGATGCGGCTGGGGAAGCATTTCTCATCGTCGCTCGACTCTGGCTCTTCGCCTTCCTTGCTATCCCACTCAAGCGGCGTAGCCTCTGGCGGCTCACGGTCGTCCTCCGTCGCCCGCCGCCTCAGTTCCTGCTCGGTCGATGCGTGGAACCAATTCATGTCGGCACGGGTGAAGCCGGTCAGCATATTGCCCTGCGCGGCCATGTTGTGCAATCGCCGGTGCGTGGCGACAAGGTTCGTCATACTCAGGCCGCGTAATTCCTGCTTGATGACGCGCTTGTCTTCGTCAGTAATGGCCTTCTCCTCGAATTCGTGGCTGGCCTTGGCGCTAACCGTCGTCGTCGCTTCGTTCATGCCGAACAACACTGGCGAAATCTCATACAGTCGCAAAGTACGCAGGTTGCGCACGTTGATCTCTTCGCCATCTTTCATGGCGCTGGAAAAATCGGTGTCCAGGGCGTCATAGCCAAATGACCATTCGTCAATCGCACCATCCCTGAGCCTAATGAATGCGCCTTTACCCTCTGGCGTGTCCATGAGCATCTGAACTCTAGCAAATGCACCACCTGTTGCTTCGGGATTCTGCGCCAGCAATTCGGGTGGTAGGTCTTCTCTGCCGACCTCCTTCAGCAACAGTGGCTTGCCGATGGCCCGCTCTATCGTGTCCGTCCGGTGGTTATCCAGCACGCGCACCTTGCCACCGCGCTCCAAGAATGTCTTGGTAAACGCGCCAGGATGTATCACATCATTACCCTGGTCGATATTGCCGAATACAGCAAAGTAAGCCTCAACTATACCCTGTTCCTCGTCGGCCTTGGTGACAAAGCCGTGGAATGTTTTGCGCTCCATTTGTTTTTCCATTTTGTCTTGCTCCTTATTCGCTTCCTCCCACATCGAATTGCAAACCGCTACTGCCTGGTCCTGGCTCTCTGCCGTGCCGTCCTCCAATACGACCGGAATGCAACGGCTCACAAAGTCATCTCTTGATTCATTCGGTTGTGGCGTCGGCATCCTTCACCTCACTCGGCCCGACCTGCGGCTTTTGTTGTTGCCCCAACTCCGTGATGCACACCGGGCACAGCTTCCGGCTCGTTTCGTCCACGTTATACGTCAGCGTCATGCGTCGGCACCTGTCGCATTGAACCGGCTTGACGGTCATTCCGTCGCCTCCATCAGCGCCTCGATTTGCTCCCGTTGCTGCCTGATTTCTTCTTGCGTCCCGGCGGCTTCAGAAAAATATGGGAGCAATGTGCATCTGCATTGGCACACTTGGGCCGGTGACCCACGCGGATCGCCGGGATACATCAGACTCTCGCCGCCGACTGTGAACGCATCCTTCAGCGGTATCGGACCCGGATCGCCGCCCTCGCTGTACTGTGACCAGGCGACCAGGTGGTCTTCCCTGGTGCGGTCGTCGCCGGTAGCAAGCCACTCCTTCATCTCTACCACTTCCCAGGCATCGAACAGGGCGAGGCTACCCGCGTTCGAGCTTCTTATAGTTTCTGTCCTCGCAATATTCTCCCGCCGGTAGCGCGGCGACCGTTCTTGGAACCATGCCCGCTCGTCGTCGGTCAGCCGGCGTCCGTCTAGCGTGAAAGCCGGGTCAACGTAGCGGTCGAACGTCAGGCCCAGTTGCTTACGCAACTCGTCTACCGTCCAGCCGTTCGCCAAAGACTGCCTGATCAGGACTTCCATATCGGCCTGAGTAGTGGCGATGATGTCCTGGGCAAAGCCGTCCATAAACTCGGAAAAGAAGTCGCCCGCTTGCGCCTCGGCGAACAGGTTGCGCACGTCGAACTGAATGCCAAAGGCTGAGTTCCACGCCTGGCCCTGGTCAATGATAGTTCCCTGAATGACGGGTAAGAACTCCTCGCGCCAATTCTCAGGTGCCTCGGTGGCAAAATATTCCTTCCAGTCCCGCTCGACGGCGAAAAAGTCCACGCTCTGCTTGCCCTGGAGCGCCTTGGCTTTGCCCTCGTTCAATCGCACCAGGAGCGCCCGGCGATCGCGCTCGAATGCGTCCCTGGCGCGTTCTGAGTAGCGGCCCTCCCACGAGGTAGCAATATCGTCCACCTGCTTCCACAGATGTAGCTTTGCATCGCGGCTGATGCCAGCTTTGAGTTGCTTGCGCGTGTCGTCTATAGC